GCGCGCAATGTGGGAGATGCCGATCTCAATGATCGCCAACTTGTCAGCAGCCCTAGCGTTACCGGCGTCGGCAATAATACTCGCCTCCGTCGCAGTACGCCTAATCTCCGGCATCTGACCGCGCGCATACTCAGACACCCCAGACACTGTGTTGATGTCCCCCTCCACGATCTCCGACATGTTGTAAATCTCAGGAGACAGCGGAGTCTGCGGCATTGGGACCACAACCTCGCTCAAAGGCTTGTTCTCGTCCACCACCGGAACCAACCGGCCGTCCTGATCGGACTCCAACGCCTCACGGCCCTCCGGGCCAAACGACCGCTCGTGATACAAGTATTTGCGGGCGTAACGCTTTCGGGCGTTCATCATCTGCGAACGAGTCTTGTCCAACTCCAACTGCAACGACTCAATGGACTCCAAATCACCCATCGGGTAGAAGTAGTCCGGCACGTCATAGTTGCGCAACATCACAAACGGTTGACCGTAGGCGTACGGCATGGGGATCGGGTCGACGAGAAACTCGTCACCCGTCATGGAAAACACACTCATAGTGTTCTCGGCCACGTCGTAGAACTCGAAGATGACCACCCGGTCCTCTTCGCGCAGATACTCCTCGCGCTCCTGCCGCTCCGCGCTGTCATACATCGGGAAGATCATCGAATCGGCCGTCAGTTGCTTCCTAGCCGAAGCCTTGTACCGCTTGTCGGACTTCGCGTCCTCCATCCGGCGTGTGATCCTCTGGGCGATCCACTTCGCATCCTCAATGCAAGTTGCCTCTGGATCGACGTACATGTCGAACGGGCTGATGCGCTCCACGAACGGCTGATCCTCCACCACCGTCATGGCCGTCTCCGGGATGCTGGCCTCAATCTGAGTATCCGTCGGCAACCCCGATGCCAGATCGGGACGTTCCGCAGCGAACATATCCGTTTCAGCGACAGCCTCCCCGAACAGGTCTTCACGCTCGGCGTCGCCAAGCATCCGTTCCTGCTCCAAGAACTTCCACCCCGTTTTCACCCACCCGTGGCCGAAAACTAGGAAGTCCTTGACAGCGCGACGGAAGGGCTTCTTGAAGTCGTGATGCCGCCACAGATAGTTGACCACAGCCTCAACGAACGCGGCGCGATCCTGATCCTCCGGTTTCGTCGGGGACACCACCACCTTGGGGTGGTTCACCGACACCGACGGTGCAATCACGTTCACCGTGCTGAACGCCAGATTCACAGCGATCATGTCTTCCGTGGACGCCGTGGTACGAGGCCAATGTTTGCCCCGGTACAGGTCGTTCATGCGACGCCACAGGCTGTCATAGCCCATCTCGTCACGCCAACGGGCAGAGGCACGCAACCTCCGCTGCGCTATCTCAAACCGCTCCGTCTTGGATTTACGCGCCACTAGAACATCGCCTTGTCCGGCAACCGTTCAATGTTACGCCCCTGCGAACGGGCGTGCCGCTCTGCTTTCCGGCCGCGCTCTTCCCGAGTCATGTCCTGCTCCTCGGGAGGTAGCGTGGACCGGTAGCCCCGACCAGTTACGAAGCCGAGTCCAAGCAGCCTTTGACGGCGTTCCCATAGTTCATCCAGTTCTGCACAGGACAGCACCCCACGCAGCCCCACCACATACTCGCGGAACTCCCCGTAGGTTGCCTCCCGAGGGAGGACAGCCACAGTTATGGGCGCTTGGTGTGTGGTGCAGCGTTATGACCCTTCAGGTCCGGCTGTGGCTTGCCGGGTTCAACGCTACCCGTCGTGCCATGCTGGTTGAATGGAGTCTCGCGCACGGAAACCTCACCAAAGGCGCCAGTATACTGGGCGTACTTCGGATCGTCGAACCGTTGCTTCGGCGAGTTCGGCGCAGCAGGTTCCCAAATCGGGTTAGCCACGACAGAACCACCACGCTCCATCTTGTTGTTCGTGCCCGAAGCGCCATCCACGGTACGAGTGCCGTTGGTATGCGAAACGAACTTACCTGCTGCTGACATGAATCCTCCACAGTTGTCTACACACTAAGATCAGACTGTCCCACGCATGGAGTGCGAACCGATCCGATGGTCGGTCGGTTCCTCCGTTTTTACCATCCGGGCGAACCAGTCAATCGTCCAATAATCGTCCACCTTCGGCGCAAACTCAGGCATAAACGCATACTGGCGCATCTCATTCGCCAACGCCAACGCCATCACCCTATCATCGTGCGGCGAACCACTCATCGTCCCCCGCTCGTTACGCACATAAGTGCGCAACTCGGCCACCGTATACCGGTCGTGGATCTTCAACTCGCCAGAACGCAACGCCATACCCAGATCGTCGATAAGCAACGGTTTCGACGTTCTCGTCGTCTTCCACCCAAACTCCTGAGACACCCGCGTAACCGTCGTATTCAGCGTCCGCTTCCTAAACAGGTTCGGATGCCCCAAATGGCGCAACTGGGTGATCGTCGTCAACCCGTGGTTGTTCGACTCCACACACGTCAAAGCATCGTTGTACCACAACGCCAACCGAAACACCTCATGGGCCAACGTGTCCGGCGGAATATGCCCATGCCACACCGCGACCTGCTCCCCCGACCGCACATCCAACGCCTGAATACACGAATAGTCCCCATGGGCCAACCCCTCCGCAGTGTCAACCCCCAGACAGTACGCCTGCCGGGCGACCGGTTCACGCCAAACTGTGAGCATCAGCCCTAAACTCCACCGACCTAGCGTACGGCTCCCAAAGGTACCCGCGCTGGCCCTCCTCCTCGTACTGCCTCATGTCCTCCAACACATCCAAATCGAACACCGGGTTACCCGACTTGATGAACGCCTCCTCCGGCGTCGTCGGATACTCCTGAGCCAACTGCCACGACAGCATAGACTCCTTCTTCGACTGATACCACGACTCGTCCCGATCCTCCGTCGCAGACCACGGGAAAAACATCGGAGCAAACCGGTTCGTGCCCGTCTGTGACCCCACCCACAGTTCATGGAAGAAGTTTCCGCTTCCATTCGCCGTGCTGAGGCCAATAATACGGCCTCCCACATCAGCAACCGGCTCTATTGAGGCCCATGCTTCCTCTGGATTGGGAAGGAACGCCCATTCGTCAACCACAACCAACGATGCTGACTCGCCACGAGCAGGATCGGATGCCGAAGGCATCGAAGTAACCATGCTACCATTACTGAACCCCATCTTCTGTTGATGTTCCACCAAGGACTCCGGGCCACGCTCCAACATCCAGTCCGGCAAATGCTGAAACCCGTACTTCGACTTCCGCAACAACAACACCGACTCGCGCTCCGTACGAGACAGGTCGATAATGTTCTGATCCGGGTGAAAGAACGCCAACCAGAACTGATGCGCGGCCACCAGCGTAGTCCACCCGATCTGGCGGGCTTTGAGGGTCAGGCTGTACCGATGTTCATCCCAGTGGTTCAGCGCGTTCGACTGCGCACCGCGCAAGTTGAACAGAATGCGACCGTGAGCCGGGTGGGCGATATGCCAGTAGTTCTCTAAGAAGAACCGCTCGTCCGCTATGCAGCGGCGCCACTCCGCCTCTCGGCGTAGTTCAGAGAGGGCGCTCATCTAGTCGAACAACGATTGTAACGTCCGACCCAAACCCCAGACCATGAAGGCAATAAACGCGAATAGGATCACAATCGTGCTGCACATCACCCAGTGTCTTATTGGCATGATTCGCACACCTCAGGGTTTTCCAGACCGCATTCCATAACCCTCTCATCGTGGAATGGATCATAGTCCCAGTCCTCGCACTCTGCGCATCCTATACCGTCCATGGCTGGATCGTACACTTCGGTTGCTTCTACTGCAAACCCGCCGGTCATCCCCGGCGCCTCCGGGCAACGTCATGCACCATCGGGCTGGTTGTGGCCCCCAAATAGCCCGCACCGCTAACGGGGCGACTAAACAGCAGGCGCGCAAGGGGCATTGCATCCGCCGCCTCATCCAACACGCCAAGAGTGTCGTCTATTTGGTGTCTTCCCGCGTCTATCCCCCTCCGTGCAGCAGCCTGACGAGCGGCCGGGGTACCAAACAAAGTCCGTCCCACGCCTCGCTCCGCACCAACCTGCCCAAGCGTCCCCCTCCGAAACGCATTCGACGGCGGGGTCGTCCCGCCCCCCTTCATAGCGTTCCACTCCGCCCGACTAGGATTACGGCTACCCAACCCCAAACCCGGACGGGCACCCGGACCCAGCATACGATTCGCCACCTTGCCCCCCACACCGCCCAGACCCAACGCCGCCAACGCAAACAACAACTGTCCACGCAACTCGTCGGCCTCAGCGTCGGCCTCCTCCTCCTCCACGGAAGTAGCATACTCCTTGGCGCCGCCACGCTCCGCAGCACGCTTCGCCCACTCGTTATACCCCTCAGAGGTCACATCAGTGAACTCGTCCGGGGCGCGCATCCCCGGATCCATGTTGAACGACCCCGCAGCAATACGCTCATCCTCACCGACCGCCTCATCGAAACGATCCAACGGAGTCTGACGGCGCATACCCCCACGCACACCATGAGCATTTACAGTACGGCGAGCCATCAGAAATCCCTCCTCGGCAACCGGCCACCAGTCCCCCACCACAACGGAACAACCCCCGAACGGGCAAAATCGGCACGCTCCTTACGGCGCCTGCCAGCGCCAGCAGTTATTCGTGCTTCCAAACGTCGTCTACGGTCAGGACCCAAGGCGAGCAGACCCCACTATCGTAAGATCCCTTTCGGGAGTAAACCAAGCAACAGCGCCCCCAAAGGGTTCCGCTGTTTCCCCGTGCCACCCCTTCTGCCCTATGTGGAACCCACCACCCTCCGGTGCCACATACCCGTGGTAACCGGCATCCCTCAGGCGGGTCCGTAGGCGGCTCATAACGGTAGAAACCTTCTCGTTCCACAGAGCCGAGTCAGGCGTGTTTCTCTTTGCCACCATTTCCACGAACCCTCGCAAACTACTCTCGGATCCGCCTATAACTGCCGCATCGGCAAACCCGTGGACATCGGCAAAGGTCGCACGCGGATTAAACAACTTCTCCATCAGCGGGGCCAGTTCAGCATCGGTCCACAATCTTGTGCCGGAAACGCCCAACAAATCATCCATCTGCTCTAGCGTTCCCATAACAGCCCGCTTGGCATCATCAGCCACCCCCACAGCGCCATAGTCCAGCAGGTTGGGCTTGCCACCCGGTAGCGCACCCTCACCGGTAAACTTCACATTATGAACAAATCCCGGAACGGGAGTGGGAGGGGGACCCCCGAAGTATTCGGCGTGTTTGGTCGCGGCACGCTGGGGAGCATTGGCATATCTTGAAGCGAACGGCACATTAGGCGTCGTATACAACGCATCTCCCATCGCGGAACGCCCACCCAACGACGTTCCTGCTGCGGGGTCCATGCGAGTAAAGGCGCTGATGTCCTGTCCCCCGCCGTGATACAACGTCGGGCCTCCCTCCCACGCCGGTTGCGCCGCGTCACTCAGATCATCCACGTTTCGGAAGGTCTGCCGACTCGCACGCCCTGCGGCTTCCGTAGTTTCACGGACCACAGGGGCCACAGCAGAGACAGCCTCATCCCCGCTGCCCAAAAGCCGCCGCAACGCCCTCGCAATAGGCTTCCTAGCGGCCAACCCCGCCCCGGCACCCACTCCCAGCGCCTTCGGCAGAAGCGGAATCGGAATATTGGCATGTTCCCCCGTTACGCCCACATCCCTCGGCATAGCCGGTTGACCCATTTCCTTCGCCGTGTTCATCCACTCCACCATCCCCTGCGGGCCACCCGAAAAAAACGCCTGCGCCGGGGTTGAGAAAGGCAACAACTGTGGAGGGGTAAACGGCAGATCCCACCCCGGTAACCTATCCGTAGGTATCCGGGCCTCCACCACCTTGTTCCACGCACCCATCAACGGATCACTATACGGCTCATCGGCACGCCCCAAACCCGCCTGCTCAAACATTGCCTGCTCCTGCTGCTGCAAGGCCATCTGCTCCAAAGCACGCCGCTGATCGGCAGTCAAGTCTACGGCACGCGACGGACGCCGCACACCCATAACATCCTGCGCCCCAAAACCACCCGGAACCCTACCCATCGTCACCAACCACCCTCAAATGCCGCACCTGAGCCTCCAACTGATCCGCCAACTCCAAATCCGACAGATCCGAAGCCACCGGCTCCTCCTGAATCAACCGCTGACGCGGCGTAAACCTATCCGTATACTGCAAATACAAGTTCGCAGCCTGCACATTACCACCCACAGCAGCAGCATGCAACGAATCAATCACCGACTGCGTACGCTCAGGATGAATGTTCAACTCGGCGCAACGCCGATTCCACTCCCGCACAAAACGCACATCCCGCTTCATACGCCGAACCGAATCCTCATGCAACCCATTCGCAGCAGCCCACTCATACTGAAACGCAGGATCCCTATCGGGACCCTCTAACAGCCACTCCATGAGCGCCAGCCACTTAGGCGGCATAATGTACTCCCCCGTAGCCTCATCAACCTTCCAGCCACGCCCACCACCATTCTGCGGCACAACACCACCTCCTACCAAACCCGCCCGAACTGTCCCACCTGTGACCCCCACGTTCACCTGCGCAAACACGGGACAACGCTCCCATGTAATAGGGGGGGCCATGAAACCATGACATGAAAGGATCACACTCCGCCAGAGTTGATCCGCCAC